TACCGAATGAATGTTTATGGTTTTATTATGGAGGAGATAAGAAAGATTTTATAATATTTGTTTAAATAAATCTTCTGCTATTTTCTTATTATATTCAATTTCTTTTTCTAAATTTTTAATAATTTCATTATTATTATCAAGATATTCAACAATTTCTTTTTGTTTATTTAAAGGAGGGATTGGAATTTTTAAATTATTAAATTCATTAATATCTAAATTTTGTTGTGCTGTTCCTCTTGCTAATTCATATATTTTAAATTGATTATTATATAAATAATATCCTATATATTTATGAAATAAATTACAATTATTTAATGGTTTAATAGATAATCCACTATCATTTAAATAAAGTTTTTTATTTAATAATCTAACACATTTTTTAGAAATTGCAAATCTACCTATTATAATATTAAATCCTTCTCTATTATAATTATTTGTTTTAAATGTTTTATCACCACCACCATATACATCATATTCTCCTTCTATATTATTTTTTTTTGTTATTCTTGTTCCATAATTAATTTCACAAATTTCTCCAAGTGTTTTAATTTCAATATCTTCGCCATATTCTTTTTCTTCTTCTACAATATTTAAATTAAATTGTAAATTTTCATTTAATTTTTCAAATCCTAAATTATCAACTCCATTAGAATTTATATCAAAATATTCTATTTCTTGATTATAATTATCATAATTTCCTTTTTGGATAATTAAAGCTTTTGTTTTTATAGTTGTATTTGTAAATGCTCCTGAATTAATTGTAATAATTTTTAAAATTCTACAATTATCAAGAATAAATTTACGAATATTAATAGAACTTTTTCCGATCATTAATTCACCATCAGGGAGAATTATACAAGCAATACCACCAATATTTAATAAATAAATAATATTTTGAATAAATAAATTAATTCCAGTATTTCCAGAAATTTTATAAATATCTTTAAAATTTAAGGAAGATGTTGGATATTTATTTTTCTTAAAATCTTCAAAATCTTTTTCTAATTGTTTATAATTAGTTTTTGTTCCAAAAGGTGGATTTGTGAAAATAATATCAAATTTCTTATCTTCAAATAAATAAGGATTTTCAATAAGACTATTACATCGTTTAATATTTTTATTACAATTATTAGTGGAAATCATTAATGAAACAATTCCTAATTTCATAGTATCAGATTCAATTTCACAACCATAAATATTTTCAGAATTAATTTTAGATTTACAAGAATTATAAGTATAACATAGAAGACCACCCGTACCTAAACACGGATCATATATAGATAAATCATTTCCTTCTAATTTTTCAATTAAATCTTTAAAACCACAATTATTAAGAATAGTTTTAATAATTTCTCGTGGCGTGAAAAATTGTCCTAATTCTTTTGAATTTTTATTTCCTTCATATTTTAAGAATTTTTCGTGAATATCTCCATTAATAGATTGGAGTTCATTAATAATTAAATCATTAATATTAAATTTAGAAATAATTTCAATTAAATTAGATAAAGCGAATTTATATTTACAATTAATAATATAATCTTCGTTTGAATAAATATCAGGAAAAATTTTAGATAAGCATTCTTGAACGAATGATTTCCACATATCATTTTCATCACCTCTATTATTTCTATTATCAGGAACTAATATTAAAGAAAATTTTTTAAGATAATCGAGATAATAAAGATGATTTTTAATAACAGATAATTTATTTTCTTCAACTTTTGATAAATCACCTTCGAATTTTTCATAGAACATTTTTAATGCTCCATTTGTTTTTTTATAATTTTCGATTAAATTAATAATATATTCATTACCATTATTATTAAGATAATTAATAATAACAACAGTAAAAATTTTCATAATATCATTTTGAGCTTTACTCCCAGTAATTCCTTTGGTATATAAGAAATTATGACATTTATCGATAATTGTATCTAATGAAGAATAATTTTCTTCATAAGTTGTTTTAGATTGATTAGATTTTAATAATAAAGAGATAAGTGTTTTAATCGCTTTTGGTTTATTAGTTTTAGTTAAATAATCTATATTTAATTCCTTACATTTATTAATTAATTCGTCGTGAGATAATTTATGATAATCCATCTTTATTATAAAGATAATTGAAGTCTTAAAATCATTTTTTTAATTCTAATTATATTTAAAGAAAATATGTGTTGGAATGCGAATATTTCTTTAAATACATTTATATTTGGATGTATATCGGCGATAATAATATATTTTTTTGGAATAATAGAATTTAAATATATTATAATTATATTATCATTTACACTCATACAATTATTAGAATATTTTTTATGGAATAATTTAAATAATAAAAAAATAAATGAATTTTTAAGTAAAATAGGATTAATTATAATAGGAATACAGATATTTTTATTATGTTATTTTTATAAAAATGAGTATATATTATATTTGTATTTTATATTTGTATTTTTATTTATTTTGATTGAATTAAAAAATATAAAATTCAAGACAATTATAGGAAAAAATAAGCATTTAAGATGGTTATGGTTAGAACCTAATATAATATGGATAATAATATTTTTAAGTTTTTATTTAATTACGAATATTGATAGTAAATATAAATTTATATTTGTTTTAATTACATTAATAATTAGTTTATATTATTATTATGAATATAGAACATGGGGATCTATGTGGTGTTATTTTAGTAATATATTATGGATACATTTATTAATATATTCAATAATTATTTATTTAGGATTAAATCGATTTCTTTAATATTATTTGAAATAAGTTTATGTTTATGAATAGATAAATCAGGATTATTAATAATTTGTATATAATTATGTTTTAAAATTAGAAGATGATAATTAATTTCTTTTTTAATTTGTTTTTTAATAAATAAAAATCCGCTAAAAAATAAAATAAATAAAATTAAATTTTCGAAAGTCATTAATAATATTATAAAGAATAATATCCATAAATATTTAATTCATAAATTTTTTTTCTAATATTCGTATATTCATAATAAGATATATCAGGTATTTTATTAAGAATTTCGATTATTTCATATTTTCTTTTATTTACATAGCAAAATCTTCGTCTTTTCTCTGTATCTAAAATATAACTAGGTATATAACCATTATAGATTGGTTTTATTTCATTCCATAAAATTCCATCATTCCATTCAATATTATAAGACATATATAAATTCAAATTTAATGGAACATAATTAAATTATATCATAAATATAAATGAGTTGTCCTTTTAGTAAATATAAAGATATATTTGGAAAGGAAGGGGAAGGAGCACATTCGATAAGATTATTTAATATAGCAATAATAGATTTAGTATTTACTATATTGGGAGCATTATTAATAAGTTATATGATAAAAATTAATTTTTGGATAATATTTATAATATTAATGATAATGGCGATAATATTACATAGATTATTTTGTGTAAATACGACGATAAATAAGATAATATTTGGAGAAATATAAAAAATGATTATTGAGAAAATAATAATAAATAAATAATGGATAAAAAAACGAAATTTTATATTGATATGGTTAAATATATAAATGAAATATATAAAAAGAATAATAAAGATTATAAAAAAACAATAGAAAATATATATAAACTTGATAAAGATAATTTACGGGATGAATTAAAAAATATATTAAAATATATAGAAAAATTATATATATCATATGATAAAAAGAGTAAAATAAATGAAAATATTAAATATGGAATAGATATTTCATATAATTATTTAATAAATATTTATAGAAAAATTTATAAAAATAATAATATAGATATTGATTTATTATTATTGATAATAATTCCATCAATAATAATAAATACAAAATCGGGATATGAAATAATAGATATTAATATAGGTAGTAAATTTAATAATAAGATAATAGAGATAGTGGAAGATAAAGAATATATAAATGAGGGATGTTCTATATGTTTTGAGAAAAATAAAACATATATTATAAGTAATTGTTGTTGTTATAAGACATGTATAAAATGTTTTAATTTATTATATGAGAGATGTGCGATATGTAAAGGAGAGAATGTGATAATAATTAGAAAATAAAAAATGATTATTAATATTTTTTTAAAATTTAATCGATGATGATTAGAGAATTAAGGAATGCTGAAATTTGTTTATATATTCATGAATATATATTTATATATGATTTATATAAATCAAATAATAAAAATTATGATATGACATTAGAAGATATTGAAATAATAATAAATGATAATAAAATTAGAAATACATTTCATAAGATATTATTGGATGTAATAGGGATAGATAATTATAAGGATGGGATAACAAATAATATAACTAGGAAGAATATAATAAAGATATCATTGGATAATAATATATATTCAAAGAATATAGTAAATATATATAAAAAATTTATTAATAATTCGATAACATATAATATTCTTAATGAGATATTAAATAAGACATTAATATTTCAAATAAAAATTGGTAATAATTATAAAAATTTGATTAAATTCGATGAAGTTCATTTATCATTAAATGAAATAGTAAGAATAATAGAAAATGATTATACAAATGATATATGTATGATATGTCTTGAAAATATAAAAGATGTTGATACATTTATGATATTTAATTGTTGTTTTTCTAAAATTTGTAATGAATGTTATAAAGCGAATAATTATAAATGTCCTATATGTAATCAAAAAACGAGAACATTAATTTCGTTTTAAAATTTATATTTTTTATATTAAATTATAAATACGATGGATTATAATAAGAGTATAAATGAAACTGATAATATAGTAAGAAAAACAATAGATGAGTTTTTAGAGAGAGCAGATATGGGTAAGAAAAAATATGGAGTATCACTTGATAGAACTGATTTAATAGATGTAGAATATCTTCAACATTTAAAGGAGGAATTAATGGATGGAGTATTATATTTAAATAAATATTTAGAGATGAATAAAAAATTATAATTTTTTTTGTTTTATATGTTCTTCGACTAATTTTAATATTTCTTGTGGAACTTCATTTAATTTTAGATAGAGACTATTACTATTAATAATTTGTGTTTTATTTAAAACGAGATGATAAGATATATCATCAAATTCATTTTTAAATTTATAGAAGATGAGAAGAGGTCTATTCATATAATTTGTTTGAGCTTTATATAATGTAGAAGAAACGATTAAATCTTCTATATTTCCTCGTATATCTTTATCTTTTGTAGTTTTATAAAAAGCACGATGAATAGTTATAATAGATATATTTAATAATTCGGCGATAGAAATAAGCATTAAATCATTAAGAGGGAGACCTTTTTTAATAATATTAGAGATTAATTCTAATCTTTCGGTATTAGTGAGATTAGAATAAACGTTATCCCAATAAGTATTAACATTTAAATATTTTTTGCCAGTTTCTTTTGAGAAAAGATTAAGAAAAATTTTATCAGTAAGGAAAGTTTTCATATTGATTTCGTCATTTCTAATACTACGTAATTTAGAATAAGTTGATTCGAGGACTGATTGAAAATTTACATTCATATTAATAAATTTTGCAAACCATTCAAAAAATTCAATAAAGGTATTATTAGTATATGAATGAACTTTAAGAATTTCCATAAAATACCAGATACTTTTTTTGTGCATTATCCATTTACTTTCTAATTTTTGAAATTCGCCATTAAAAATGGAAGGTAATATTTCATTAATGACTTCATTTTTTTTGAAATTATATTCTTCTGTTTTATAATTTGAGATATAAAAATCATTAGAAGGTGCTGATTTATGATAATTAATAAGTTCAATTGGAATACCATTATTAATGGCAACTTGTGAGAATATATATTGATTACGTTTTTCATCAATATTTATAGTAGGATTTAAGAAATCATATTTATAATAGATATTAATTTTATTGAGATAATTTTTGAGATGATTAATACTATAAAATGGTATTTCTTCTAAAATAATTTTAATTTTATTTAGATTAGATTTATTAAATTTTTCATTTTTATCTTTTAAGATAATTTTTAATAATTCATTTAAGTAATCAATTCTTGGTAATAATTGTAATTCTTTTAATTTTTCTTCTGTTAAAACTTTAAGGAGATTGGAGAAAACGAGAGATTGAAGTTGGAACCATTTTTTATTATCTTCAAAAGTTTCATTTTGATAAATATATAGATCATCTTCTACTCTTGTATGTATTATTTGAGAACCATTTAATTTTTTTTTAGGAAAATTAAGAATAGTATAAATTTCTTTTACAATTCCTTCTTGATTAATAGAAGGGTCTAATTTTCCAATATTATATTTAATATTATAAAAAATTGCTTTTTCTTTAAATAATTCTAAGTCATTAACTAAAACATTAATATTAAAATTTATTTCATTATCGGTTAAATCATCATAGAAATAAATTTTAGATATTTTAAATTCATTAATAATTTTTTCTAAGAAACTGATTCCGATTTTTTCGATAGTTAGAAGAAATCCGCCTTTTGTTAAGAAATGTTCGATAGTTAAATCACTATTAATGATAATAGAAGTTATTTTAAATTTTTCGTAATTTTTGAGGATACGTGAATTAATCCAAGTATGTAGAGAAAATAAGTTTTGATAAATTTTATTATAATTATCAAAATTAATAGAATTATTGCTACAAGATTTAAATAAATCTTTAAGATTAGGAAATTGATTTAATTTAAAAGTTTTAACAAGTTCTTTATTTCTATATTTGAGTTCGAGAGGTTCATAATATTTTTTCTCTTTAATAAGCATAATTAAATCAGGATTGATATCTTTTAAAGAACTTATTAAATCATTAAAAGAAGTATAATAAGGACAAATAATATTTACTATTTTTTCTTTTGATTGTTTTTCCCAGATGATAAGTAATTTATTATAGAGAATACTTAATAATGAGAATAGATAATATGGTGATTTAGGAATTTGATAAGAATTTGTTTCAAGATAATTAATAAATTTTTTATAACTTTTAAAAATTGCTAAAAATCTTGAATATTTAATATCATTATCTAAATCACATATTTTATTAATTTCGGGATATTTGTGAAGATGTTCTTGAAGTTCTTTAATATTATATTCATTTGGAATAATAGGTAATTTATCCATAAAAGCTTTACAGACATTACCATTTTCAATACTTAAAAAGGTTATTAAATTGAGACGATTTTTTATATCATTAATTAATTCTTTTTTAGATTTAAAATCTAAAATTTCGGCGAGAGCATTCATAATACTATCAATATTAGGGTCTTTTGGTAATTTATGAATAATTCCTTTTCTTACTAAACAACCTTCTTCTTTTGAAATATCTTTCGAACAATTTTGATATTTGATATCAGGAAATAATAAATCGTGGAGTTGTTGAGGAATTATACCAATTCTACCGATATCAACGGGTAATTTATCAACAAGATAATTCTTTTCTTTTTCATCTATTACAATTTTTAATTTTTCTTCTGGATTATATCCTTTATAAAATTTACATTTATTTAATTCTTCATCTTTGGGAGGTTTTTTAAAACAACATGGAATACATAAATCATTTTCATTTGGTCTTTTGAGATTTACATATCTTTTAACATCATCTTCATTAGGATTATTAAAAAAACTTTCGATAACTTCTTCATTAGGTAAAGGACATTGTTTATTTATTGGATTAGCGGGAACTTTACTATCTTTACACCAAAACCGAGGGCAAATATAATAATTTATTTTATCTTTTTTACTGCCATAAGCGATATCATTATCGACAAAATAAGTTCCTTTATTAATTAATTCTTCTCTTTTTTCTGGTGAAACGACAAAAGGCTGACTTTTTTTTTGACATTTTCCTCTTGCGTAATTTTCGCCGAAAAGGTCTTTATCGGCATTTTGGAGTAGATTAATTCTATAACGTTGGTCGTCATTATCTTTCATTCTACCGCCACCACTTGAAGATGATGTATTATAATTTAGTTTTCCTAAATCTTCATCTTCTTCTTCATCGGTATTATCTGGGGAAGAAGGAGGTGTTGGTGTTTTTTGTTTAATAATTTGTTTTTTCGTTGGTTTTTTAACATCTTTAATTTTATCTTGTGCTAAACAAATAATTTTAGAAATCCAAAATAAAAGATTATCTAATTCATTTTTATTGGGAATATTATGAATAATTAATTCATAACCGAATTTAGTAGTTTTAATGACAACGATAGTATTTAATTTTTTTTCGATAATTTCAGGTTTAATATTTTTTTGTTCTAATTCATTTAAAAATGCTATTTCTTCGGTAATTATTGCTTTTGCTTCTTCTTTTGTTTTATTAAAAGTTAATAATTCTTCGATTAATTCATCAATATCTACACCAAATAAAAGACGATTTTTAACATATGAATTTAAATCGAATGGTTCTGATGAATAATTGGAACTTCTTTTATAGATAAGATTAATAGTATTTTTAAAACTAATGGTTTTAAATATATCTTGATAAGAAGAAATAACTTTTGCGAGTTTTGAAATAATTACATTAGATATAGATATATAATTATGAACTTTAATAGAAATTGGTTTAAAGGTTATTTTTTCTTCAAAAGTGGTTTGTAAATAAGGTTTAAGAATATTTTCTTTTGTATCTTCAATAATTTTCCAAGAAATATTTTTTCTTAAATCTATGATAAAATTAATTTTAATAGATAGGTCTTTAAATATAGTAAATTTTATATAACTATTATTTTCTTCATGAAGAAGACAATAACAATTAATACAATTAAAATCGGTTAATTTGTCTAATGAACACCATTTTTTAAGATTATTGGAGGAAATAGTATGATAAAGATGTAATTTATGAATTAAAGTGAAGTTATCATTAACCCATTGAATATATTGAATAAATTTGTTAGTATTTAATAATGTAAAAATTTCGGCAAGTGTTAGAGATTTATTAATTTTAGAGGAAAGTTCGAAACGATGAATATTAAATCTATTTTCGATAATAGGAGAAATATCGACAGTATCTAATAAATTAAGTTTTTTATATTTTTTATTTAATTCTTCGAGAGATGGAAAAGATTTATCGATAAAATAATAAGGATTATCTTGTAATTCTGGAAAATCGTTTTCAAAAATAATATTTAAAAAATTGAAATCGCAATTTCCTTGTGATAATTTATAAGTTATAGGGTCTTTAATAGTTGGGTCTTTTTTTATAGGAAAATGTAATTTTAAAGGATTAGGATTATAATCTTTCCATTTAATAAAATCAATTGAATATAATAGATTTGGAAAATTTGAATTCCAGACATAAAAACGATTTTTATTATTAATTGTATTTGCTATTTTAGAAACTCCATCTTCAATACTATCATCATCATATATTGAAATATTATAAGTTTCAAATTTATCAATTGAAATCCATTTTTTGACTTTAATAGTTTTTAAAGGCATTAGTTCTATTTAATTAAAATCTATTTATTTTTTAATAATAGGAATAATGTCATCTGGTATATGTAAAAACGATAAAGAGGAAAATGTAGAAAAGAAGAGAAAATCTAATATATTTAATTTTTGGATTTATTTTGGTATTATAGTGCTTGGATTATTATTATTAATAATTTTAATAATAATTATTTATTCATTTTTATCTAGAAATAAAAATGAAGTTAATACTTATTCGACTTCATCGCCTGTTAATTATAATCAACAAGTATTAACATCATATCAAAATATGCCATCAAAAAATACAACTATTTCTTCATCATTACCAGATATATCTGAAACAATAACAACAGATAAGAAACCATTTTTAGAAAGTTTAATGACAAAAACATCAGAAACTACGGGAAATACAATTAATAAGGTAGTACATCCATTATATGAAAGAAAAATTCCTATAAATACTGGTGGTTTTAGATGTATGTATAAAAGAAGATTTTAATATTTAATTGTATTAAATATAGATTTTAAATATTCTATTCCATATGGACTTGAAATGAAATTAATGATGATATTTAATTTATTCTCATCATCATAAAATGTATTAATATGATTTTTTACAGAAATTAGATGATTTGAAATACATTCATCATTTGCTTCTAGAATATAATAATCAATTATTTTATCATGTAATTCTTCAAATGATATATTTGGATTTTCAAAAGAATAAATATAATATAATAAATCTTCAATTGTTTTACAATCCAAGATACAATTATAACCTGTATCTTGAATTGGAGTAATATCATTTAAAGATAACATAGAAAGGTCAATCATTTTCTATAAATAAAAATAGATGAAAAATCATTTTTTTAAATTATTTTCTCTGCTTCAATCCAAAAAGGATTTAATAGACATCTTCTATTGGTAGGAATAAAACCTAATTCTTTTAATTCATAATTAAATCTTTCTAGATTGCTGTGAATATCGATAATAATTTTATTAATTTTATTTTTAATGGCATAATTTTCAAGAAAAGTTATTAAACTTGTACTTATTAATTTTGTTTCATCATTATTTAGATGAAAAAATAATTTTTTATAAATTTCATTATGTATATTATCATAAAAATCATTATTTATGATAATATTATCAATTTTAATAAATTGATTATTAATATCATCTTTATTAATATTAAATTCTAATAAAAAAATTAAATTTTCGTCTTTTTGATTTTCTAAATTAAAATTTAAAAAACATACAGATTTCCAACATTTTAAATTATGATATTCAATATTATTTTTATAAATCATATTATAGTAATTATGTTTTACGACAAATTTATTTGATAATATTGGTGTATTTAAGATATTTTTTTTAGGAATTGAATTTAAATCTGTAGTTAATCTTAAAACAGATGTCATAGTTAATAATGAATTAAATATTTGTAATGTCATTAATTTATAGAAAAATGTATTAAGATTATAAATATAAATATAATTATCTTTTATATAATTTATATTATAATAAATGATAAATAAATTAATTTTAAAAATTAATAAAAAAATTATATTTGGATTTATGTCGGGTATGATATCATCGGCATTATTATCATTTATACCTTTAATATATAGTGAAATAATTACGAAAATATTAAATAATGATAATAATATAAATAATTTAATAATTAATTATTTATTATTTGTAATATCATCAAATTTTTTTGCTGGTATTAGAGGATTAATATTTACTTTGTATATGGAAGAATTAAAACATATAATTAAAGATGAAATTATGAAAACATATAATAAAAAAAATTTATTATATTTTCATAAAAATAATCATCAAAATATAGCGAATATATTAAATAATGATGCTAAATGTATAACAGAATTATTTTATACGAATGGAAATATATTTTTAAGGGATTTATCACAATTTATAATCACATCATTAATATTAATAAATAAATCATTTATATTTTATAATATAACATTTATATTATCATTAATTCATTTATATTTAGAATATAAATATAATAAAATATTTTTTGATTTTATGATTGATAAATCGGGAAAAATGTTAATAGAACAGAATAATATTATATATGATTATATTGAAAAAATAGATACTTATAAAATTTTAAATATCAATGTTTATGATAAATGGAAGAAAAGTAATATTGATTATATGAATTTGAGGAAAATAGAGGGAATATTTCATGGAATTAAATTATTAATATTTCAGTCATTAGATGATATTATAATTAGTTTATTAATATTAATTGGAATATTAATAAAAATAGATTATAAAATAATATTTATATTTATATCATATAAAAAAAGTTTATTTACGATAGCACAGA